TATCAACATCTTCTTTACCTAAACTATTGAAGATAATAGTATCATCAATACGGTTTAAGAATTCAGGTGAAAAGAATTTCTTCAACTCTTTTTGTAGTGTTTGTTTTCTTAATTCTTCATTAACAAACATATTGTTAGAATTCGAGAATCCAAGTCCTGCACCAAAGTCTTGTAACTTTTTAACTCCTAAGTTTGATGTCATAATGATGATACAATTCTTGAAGTTAATCTTACGTCCCAAACCATCCGTCATATGACCATCATCTAACATTTGAAGTAAAGACGAGAAAATGTCTTTGTTTGCCTTCTCAATCTCGTCAAATAAGATTACAGAATAAGGTTTGTTTTTAACTTGTTCAGTTAATTGTCCCCCTTCGTCATAACCAACATATCCTGGAGGAGCCCCAATCAAACGAGATACTGTGTGTTTCTCTTGATATTCAGACATATCCATACGGATAAGGTTATCAACACTACCAAACACTTCTTTTGCTAATTGTTTTGCCAAATAAGTTTTACCAACACCTGTCGAACCTAAGAAGATGAATGAACCAATTGGACGATTTGGGTCCTTAATACCTAAACGATTTCTACGGATTGACTTTGCAATACGTTTAACCGCGTCAGATTGTCCAATAACTAGATTATTCAAGTTTTCATCTAAGTCAATTAACGCTTTCTTATCGTCGGAATTTAATTTACTTACCGGAATCTTAGTCATATTTGATACTACGTCGTAAACTAATTCTAAAGAAACTTCTTTCTTTTTACTGTTTAAACTGTCTTCAAATTTTCTTTTTTCATCTTCAAGTTTTGTTAAAACTTTTCTCTCTTTGTCTCTAAGTTGTGCTGCCTCCTCATATTTTTGGTTCTTAACAACGTCAACTTTTTGGTTTTTAATTTCCAAAGCTTGAGATTTAAGTTCTTCAATAATTTCAGGAAGTTTCATATCCACTTGACTACGAGCCCCAACTTCATCCAAAATGTCGATTGCTTTATCAGGGAACTCTCTGTCGGTAATGTAACGTTCTGCCAAAGTTACACAGGTCTCCAAAACTTCATCACTAAACGATACTTTGTGGAAGTTTTCATATTTGTCTTTAAGGTTCTGAAGAATAATAAATGTTTCTTCTTTGGTAGCCCCATCAACAATAACTTTTTGGAAACGACGCTCTAATGCTCCATCTTTCTCAAAGTTCTTACGATACTCATCTAAAGTAGTTGCTCCAATACATTGGATTTCACCACGAGCAAGTGCGGGTTTAAAGATATTGGATGCGTCTAATGAACCTGACGAGTTACCAGCTCCAACAATGGTGTGAATCTCATCGATGAATATGATGATATCAGGGTTTGCTTGAAGTTCTTCAATGATTACTTTCATTCTCTCCTCAAATTGTCCACGATATTTTGTTCCCGCAACAATCGATGTCATATCTAATGAAAGGATTCTTTTATCCGCCAAGTTTCTTGGACAATCCCCGTTATAAATCATATTTGCCAAACCCTCAACAATTGCCGTTTTTCCACAACCCGGTTCTCCTATTATAATAGGATTGTTCTTCTTTCTACGAGAAAGAATTTGAGCAATTCGGATGATTTCCTTTTCTCTACCAACAACAGGGTCTAATTTACCTAATTCTGCAAGTTTGATTAAATCACGACTAAAGTTATCTAAAGCCGGTGTCGAGGAATCAGAAGTTCTCTTATTGTCTTTTTTATTGTCGTTGTCCATTGAATCTGTCATATATTTTTATTTATTTTTTACAAAGATACTAAAATTATTCCGAAAATACAACATTTGTCATATTGTCAGTGTTTAAAATTATTTACTGACATAAAGTCATCATTACCTATTGATTTCTGACAATATTTCTTTTATTGTTTATACGGTACAAAATTAGATAGAATAATTGAAATAAAAAAATAAAATTTAAAAAAACAAAAAATTATGTTTGGAAACAGAAGAAACTTTAATTTAAACTTTGACGAGTTAATCACTCGTTATGAAAAAATGATGGGAGACTTACATAAAAATGGGTGGTCCCAAGAATCTTACGAATCACCAGATGGTTCATATAAGTTCACAAGTTATGTTAAAATATTCGATTCTTCAGATTTTGATAATTCAAAACAAATGAGTAAAGAAGAATATCTTAAAACTAAACTTGATAGAGCTATTGAAACTGAAGATTTTGAATCTGCGGTTAAATTAAGAGACCAAATTAAAAATTTGGAAAATAACTCTGAGAAAATTAAAAATTTAGAATCAGAACTTAAACTCTCAATTAAAGAACAAAACTTTGAAAATGCAATTAAATTAAGAGATGAATTAAAAAAACTTAAGTAACCCTTACCCTCGTTCAAAAGACGGGGGTAATTTTTACCCCTATGTTATATTTAATATTATGAAACCTTGGATAAAATATATCAAACAATTAAATGCCGATGAAAAATTATTATCAATTTATCATCAATTAAGAGAACAATTTCAAAAAGAGGGTTGGACTGAAAAAGACTTAGAAAAACCTCCTTACTATACAAAAGAAATTATGTCGTTGTTTGAAAGGTTTAATATGGAGAGGAAAAGAATTAGTACAGAATTAACTAAGTATTTTGGAGAACTTGACTTATCTGATTATATGGATTATATACAACATAGAATGGCTGAGGTAGACAAAGAAACACCTCTAACCGATAAAAGATATAATAATAAAGATTATTTAGACAATGGCAATTAAAAAAGAAATCATCCAAGGAACAAAAATTATTAATGAGGTTGACTCAAGTAACTTAGCAAAGACTGAGTACGACACAGAAACTAGTAAATTAGTTGTTGAATTTAAAAATGGTGCAAAATATGAGTATGACGAAGTTCCTCACAAAATATATACTCAATTTAGAATGGCGGAATCCCAAGGGAAATATTTTAATTTAAATATTTCAAAGACATATAAATACAAAAAGGTTTAACAAAGTTAACTTTTTGAGTATTTATGTATAATGGATAGTCAAAATATTTTAAAAAGCTTTATGGTTCGGGATAAATTAAATCCTGAAATTTGGTTGATATCTAAAAAGGAATCTAAAATGAAACCTGAAATTAGAGAACGACTGTTAGATATTGCGAATCAATTTGTAGAATTTTTAGATGTTCCTGTGTTTGTTGACGACATCATTATGACAGGTTCGTTGGCAAATTATAATTGGTCAAACTATTCTGATGTTGACTTACATATTATTGTCGATTTCGCCCAATTCCCCAAAGAACAAATTGAATTATTCCAAAAGTTATTTACACTTAAAAAGATATTGTTCAATACTAATCACAACATCACAATTAAAAATTTTGAAGTTGAGTTATATGCCCAAGATGAAAAAGAAATCCACACAAGTTCTGGAGTATATTCAGTATTGTTTGATGAGTGGATTACTAAACCTGAAAAAATTAATGTTAAAATTGATAATAAAGTTTTAATGAATAAGGTTAAATCTTGGACAGAAAAAATTGATGAGGTTATTGAGGACGCTGAAGAAGGTAATAATTTAGAAAAATCAAAAGAAATTATAGACAAATTAAAGAAAAAATTAAAAGACTATAGAGGGGAAGGATTAAGTGGTGACGGTGAATTTTCTTATGAAAATTTAGTTTTTAAATTTTTAAGACGAAATGGATACATTGAGAAATTATACAATTTTGAAGACGAGTTGATAGACAAATCTTTATCACTTGAAAATAGTATTGAAGAATAAGTGAAATAATGTGTATTTTGATATATTTATAAAGAAAAATATACCGTAATGAGAATTGTTACGGATAAAACATTTAAACAAATTAAATTTAAATAAAATGGGAGATTTACAACCACTAGGAAGCGAAAAACTTCAGGGAATGGATAAAATTCAAAGAATTCTTGAGATATCAAGGTTTAGAGAAAACACACCATCTTCAATCAATGAAACATCTAAAAGTGAATATAGTCTTACTTTAGCCGATGGTAACGAATATAACATAGTTAGAGAAAAGACAGGTTATATTATTAAACAAACTATTTCTGAATCATCAGTTGATTATCTTGCACCTATTCAAGACAGACAATATTTTAAATCATATTCACAAGCATTAAGAAAATTAAACTTAATGGCTAAAGATATGAACGAAATTTATGGTAATGAACAAGGTACTTCTTTATTTTCAGAACAAAAAAAGTTTGTTTTAAAAACACCTGAAAAAAAAAATACTAGTCCAACTGACGACGTAGAAAACATTCCAGCACCCCAACCTATGTCAGCCGCCCCTGAATTACCTGCACCCACTCCAACAGGAGATGAGGATATGGATACGGGTGATGATGAAATGCCTGTGGACGATATGGATACGGGTGATGATGAAATGCCTGTGGACGATATGGATACGGGTGATGATGAAGGCACGACTGAACCTGTTGGTAATGACACTGATGACACAGTTACATTTAAATTAATCCAAAAACTTACTGGAAAATTAGGACAAAAATTAAGAACACTTAATTCTAATGAAGAAGATGAAATGTCTTCTAAAGATATTAAGTATGTTATTAATTCAATTTTATCTGCGTTAGATTTAGATAATTTAGACGAAGAGGATAAAGAAGATATTATGACTAAATTTGAGGAAGTTAATTCTGAAGAAGAGGATGATTTTGGTAATGAATTTGAACCATCAAATGATGATGAAGAAGATGATGATTTTGGTAATGAATTTGAACCATCAAATGATGATGAAGAAAGCGGTGAAGAAGAAGAACCAATTGGTTTTGGTGAAATGGGAGGTTCTTATAGTGATTTAGGTAAAGATATTGCTATGAAAACAATGATGAAAGCAATGACACCAGGACAATTTAGTGAAGAAGAAGACGATAACACTCACATAGGACATATTGCAGATTCGTTATTTATGGAAGCTAAAGTGGAAGATGTTTTAATTGGGTATTTTAATATTAGTGAAGGTGAAAAGAAATTTAATAATAAAATTGGTAAAACAAGATTAGAACAAAAGAAAATTCAAAAATCAAAACGTAATTTAGAAATTAAAAGATTATCTGAATCACTTGACCAAGAAATTGCTTCAAGAAAATTTTTGAGTGAAAATAAATCAGCGTCTTTTGTTGGTAAAACAAATAAGAAAAACTTGATTTTTGAAAATAAAAATAAACAAACTAAAATTACACCAAACGGAAAAATTATATGATTCACTTAGTATATGTTAACGGATTAGGTCCAAACTATAAAGGTGATAATATGTATGAATTTATTTTTTCAGATGATATAAAAAAGGTATGGGGAGACGGATGGGATTCAAAACCGTCCAACGGTTACCCAAAACCACCTGAAATGGAATTCATAAAAAAAGTCGGATTATTGAAAAACACATCTTTAGAGTTTGAGTTGGTCCAAAATTCCGATTTTTTTAGTTTTATGGATTCAATGGATGATGTTGTATCATTAGCGTGGGAAAAAGAAAATGATTACGTTGATTTTACAACAACAAAAAGATTAGTGTTTAGATTTGGTGAATCTGAACAAGAAGTAAAAGATAAATTATACGAACGAGATATCGTTCTTGAATTTGAAAAAAAAGTAGTATATGAAAACTAACAAATATGCGGATTTAATTAGATTTGGTCTAACCCAAAAAACATTAATGACTTTAAGTGAGTCATCAATCAATTCTTTACATAAAAACCTTATTGAAGGTAAAAAAACTGTTTGTCCTGGTTGTGGGATGAAAGATTGTAAATGTAAACCTTCTAAAAAGAAAGAAACTAAAGAAGCTGAAACTTCTAGTATCACTAAATATTCTAAAAGTGAAGTTGACGCCGCAAAAACTAAAGGACAATCATTACCCGCAGGTAAAGCGGTTAAATTAAATCCTGACGGTAGTATGGACGTTACGAATGAAGGTGAAATGTCTGAAGGTAAAAAGAAAAAATCTAAAAAAATTGACGCGTTTGCAATTTGCACGTCTCAATTAGGTAATGAGTTTGGTACTACAAAAAGACATTTGTGGAACGCAAAACAAAATAACAAATACGAAAGATGTGTTAAAGCGATTAAACAATCTATGAACGAAAGTAGAAATAACGAATTTGCTTTGATTCTTGAGAATAAAATCTTATCTTTGGTGGAAAAACATATTCAACCAAAAATGAAAAAAGGAGATTTAATGAATTTAATCAGTAAAAAAGGAATGAAAAGTCCTATTGCGACTTTAGGGTCAATGGATGTTACTGAAGATACTACAACTGCACCTACAAAACCAAATACAAAACCGGGTACAAAACCGAATACAAAACCGGGTACAAAACCGGATGAAGGAAACCCTTACCAACCAAAAACATCCCCACCACCAAAGGCTAGAATGGAAACTAGAGAAGATACTACAACTGCACCTACAAAACCAAATACAAAACCGGGTACAAAACCGAATACAAAACCGGATGAAGGAAACCCTTACCAACCAAAAACATCCCCGAGACCAAAGGCTAAGAAATCTATGCCAAGTTGGATGTCATTTGAATCAATAGGAATTAAATTAAAAAAATAATAATGGCAAAGATTAAAAGAGATACTAAAGAAGCAATAGATTACGGACAGGGACGTGAAAGAATGAACCCTGATTTAGAGAGAAAACTTAAGGCACAACAAACGACTTTATCTAAAAACCCTGCGTTTCCGGATGTTGATAAGAATGGTGTCCCTGATAACTTTGAAGAGTTGGTTGCATCTAAAAGATTTAAAGATGTTGTACAAAAAGTTAAACATTATACCGGTATGGAAGACATATCAGGACAGAATGCTTTTTCGCAATTACAAAGAGCTTTAATGGGTGCGGTTCAGAAAGTTATGCAGATTGAATCTCAAAATAAAGAATATCTTGAAAATTTAGCCGTTGATTTAGTTATTAAAGAAATGGGAATTCCTGAAGGGGCTTTTCAGTTTGATGCTAAATTAGTAGGGATGGGAGGAATTAACCAAGACAGATTCCAACAACAAGGTGAAGAACCTGAAGAGGAAGAAGTTGAGGCACAGTTTGGACAAGAAGCCGAAGAAGACTTAGAAGATTTTATGTCTGCAATGGAGAAATTTGATTTAGAGAAGTCTAAACGTAGGTTTATCAATGCTTTAATTCAAGGGTCTTCTAAAAAAGGACATTATATGTTTGAATTAGTTCGTAATGAATTAAATAGAATTGACCCTGAATTATTAAATTTGTATGGTGTTTTAATGTCAATAAATGATTTGATTTATTGGATGATGCCTGACGAAGCTGTACAAATGATGTCGGGTAATCCATCTGCAATGGCGGGTAAAGAAGAAATAGATGATACTACTGACCCACCAACAATTAAAGTAAGAGGATTATTTTTCCCTGTTTTAATACACGAACTTGTTAAAGGAATAATGGAAGTTTTCGGTACCCAAGGATTACCTGACGACCCTAAATCTCAAGAAATGATTATGGGAAGTACTGATACTTTACCAAATGAAATTTGGGATTTAAGATTAGGACCTGTTATTTGGGAAAAATTCTCACAAGCATATCCTGCTGAAGTATTCGAAGATGATAAAAAACATATCCAACACTATTTGTTTGCTAGATTTTCAGCGTTAGACACAAAACAATTTTTTGAAGTCGCTAAACAAATTTTATCAGGAAACCCTAAAGGTGAAAAATTCATACAAGATATGGTTAATGATATTATTAGTGATTTGAAAAAACGTGATTTAGACGATTCATCAGGAGGTTATGATACCTATGGTGATGATGACTATGGTGATGATGACGATGGAGGTTTAATGGATAATGACGATGACGATTTAGACGATGACGATTTAGACGATTTATTAAGTGGATTGGGTGTATCAAGACCTAAGTAATATATGTCATTTACAAAAGAACAATTAATGTTAGAGTATGCTAAGTGCATGAAGAATACTACTTATGCACTTAGAACTTACTTACAAACTTACGATAACACAGTTTCCCAATACGTTCCTTTGGAACTATTCCCTGACCAAATATCTTTATTAGAAGATTACGAAAATTATAACGAGAATATTGCGTTAAAATATAGACAGGCGGGTGTAACTACAGTTACCGCCGCATGGGCATCAAAAAGATTGGCATTTGCCAAAAAGAACAAACCTGAAAAAATCCTTATTATTGCTAACAAGTTAGACACTTCTATGGAGATGGCTAATAAAATTAGAGGTTTTATAGACCAATGGCCGAGTTGGACTGGTATTGGATTTTCATCTGAAAAAAATTCACAAAGACATTACAAGTTAAATAACGGATGCGAAGTTAAAGCCGTTGCAACATCTCGAGATGCTTTGAGGGGATATACCCCAACAATCCTTATATTTGATGAGGCCGCGTTTATCGAGGCAGATGGAGATTTTTGGTCTGCGTGTATGGCATCCCTATCCACAGGGGGTAAAGTAATTGTAGTATCAACGCCAAATGGATATGACCAAATTTATTATGAAATCTATGACCAAGCTTTAAGAGGGATGAACGATTTCAAAATATCTGAAATGTTTTGGTTTAAAGACCCAAGGTATACAAAAGATTTACAATTAATTAAAGTGGAAGATTTAATTCACTATTATTTAAATCGTGAAGATTATAAAGACTTAGACATTATTGATTATTCACTTAATAATTCAAGGGAACGAGATTTTAATGAAATTAAGCAAAAGATTGCCGATGGTTACAAACCTACTTCAGCATGGTTTGAAAGTATGGTTAAAAAACTTAAATACGACAAACGTAAAGTATCTCAGGAGTTGGAATGTAACTTTTTAGGTTCGGGAGATAACGTATTTGATTCAAAACAATTACAAGACATCAAACAAAATATGTTGAAGGAACCCGCAAATAAAATGATGGGTGGTTCTCTTTGGATTTGGAAAGAACCAATTCAAGGGCACAAATATATTATGGGTGTAGACGTTTCAAGAGGAGATTCTGAGGATTTTACATCTATGATAATAATCGACTTTGATGAACGAGAACAAGTTTTAGAATATATTGGGAAAATACCCCCTGATGTTGCTGCGGAGATTGCTTATAAATGGGCGATGATGTATAGCGCATTTGTTGTAATTGATATCACCGGAGGAATGGGTGTTTCTACTGCAAGAAAGATGCAAGAAATGGGATATAAAGATTTATACGTTGATGGTGTTGAGATGGGTAATAAATGGAAATATGACCAAAAAGCTTTAGATAAAATTCCGGGTATAAACTTTAATAACAAAAGGGTTCAGATAATTTCGTCTTTTGAGGAGTCAATGAGACACGGATTTAAGATTTACAGTAATAGATTATTTAATGAGATGAATACGTTTATTTACATAAACGGTAGACCTGACCACCAAAAAGGACATCACGATGACTTAATTATGGCAATTTCAATAGCTACTTATGTTGGTGAGAATTCATTTAATCAGTTAACAAAAGTTTCTGAACAAACAAAAGCTATGTTAAATTCTTGGACTGTTAATAACAATAATGAGGTTACAGAATCAATTGCTTTTAATCCTGTTATGCCGGCCGGAATACCAATTCACCAACAAATGAACCAAGACCCAACAAAAAACGATTATCAAAAATATTTATGGTTATTCGGAGGTTCTCCAAGATAATGTTTATATATTTTTTGAAACGATTAGATTTATAATATGAGCGAACAAAAAAACGATTTAACTATATGGCAGAGGTTGTCTCAAACCTTTGGTCCTAATTCATTATTAGGACAAGACTATCCTGTTTATAAGTACGATAAGAAAGAACTTCTAAAAACAACTAATCAACAAGAGTTTGAGAAAGCCAAATTACAGGCTCAACAAACAATGTATTTGACTAGTCAATGGACTAAAATTGAGAATAATCTATATACCCAAGGTGTTTATTTTGAACCTACAAGATTAGCATCATATTATGATTATGAATCTATGGAGTATACTCCTGAGATATCTGCAGCGTTAGATATCTACGCTGAAGAATCAACTACCGCAGACCAAAATGGTTATATTTTACAAATATATTCAGAATCAAAAAGAATTAAATCAGTATTAACCGATTTATTTAATAATAATTTAGATATTAACACTAACCTTGCAATGTGGACAAGAAACACTTGTAAGTATGGTGATAACTTTGTTTACTTGAAACTTGACCCTGAAAGAGGTGTGGTAGGATGTATGCAATTACCAAACATTGAGATTGAAAGGGTTGAGAAGGGAATGAAAGGTAAATCTAATTTAGATAAAGAAGAGTCAGACCAAAAAGCGTTAGCATTTAATTGGAAAAACAAAGACTTAACCTTCAACACTTGGGAGATAGCTCATTTCCGTTTATTGGGTGATGATAGAAAACTTCCTTACGGTACATCTATGTTAGAAAAGGCAAGACGTATTTGGAAACAGTTATTATTATCTGAGGATGCGATGTTAATTTATCGTACATCAAGAGCTCCCGAAAGAAGAATGTTTAAAGTTTTTGTTGGTAATATGGATGACAAGGACGTTGAGGCATATGTACAACGTGTTGCAAACAAATTTAAAAGAGACCAAGTCGTTGACCATAAAACAGGAAATGTCGATATGAGGTTTAACCAAATGGCGGTTGACCAAGATTATTTTATCCCTGTTCGTGACGCATCGGCACCTGACCCTATTACAACATTACCTGGTGCAACTAACTTATCGGAAATTGCCGATATCGAATATATCCAAAAGAAATTATTAACCGCATTACGAGTTCCTAAAGCGTTTTTAGGATTTGAGGAAGTTGTTGGTGACGGTAAAAATTTATCATTACAAGATATTCGTTTTGCACGTACAATTAACAGAATTCAAAAAAGTATGTTGGC